TAATTCTTCTACAGGAAAAGTTGAATTAGAAATTGGTACGCATGTAGATAATAAAGGAAGATTCATACCTAGATATGAAGAAGGGTCTAAATATATTAATGAAGAATATAAAAAATTGCAGGCCCGACCTTCTAGTGCTGAGTACCAATTATTAGAAACATTGAAACAACAGCATTTGAAATTTCAAGAGGATACTCCTAATTCATCTAAACTATATCTAGACTTACCTAGATTTGTATTAAGAGATAATCTTTCAGTAATTCAATCTGGTAAGATTGGTAATACAACCAAGCAGATTAAAGAAAATTTCTTACAGTATTTTAGAGATATACGAGGAGCAAAAGATAGATCTGTTGATGACTATAACTTTGTATATGATGATACTACTCAAGAGTATAGACTTGTATCTACAACTTTAGAGGGTGAAGAAATAGAAAGAATTCCTGTAGCAGGTTTATTTGATATAGATATAGATAATGTTGATCCAGATGTTACACGTAACATGATGAGATATTTATACTCTTTGGAGCAACAAAAGAAATTGGTAGAAACACTTCCTATGGTTCAATCAATTCTTGATACTCTTGAAGATCCTGATAACTATCTTAAAAAACAACAAGTATATAGCCGAGGTGCTATGAAGACTGCAGGCAAAATGGTATCAGTTAAAGAAAAGAAAACCTATAATAGATTAGGGCAAGTAAAATCTTTAATTGAAAGAGAATACTATGGTAGAAAATTTGAAGGTGGATATGGATGGGAAGTATTTGATAGAGTCTTAGGAAAAATACAAAAACTATCTGCAAGATCATCTTTAGCATTGAATATACCATCTGACTTGAAAAACAGGTTTGGTCAGTTAATGCAGAACTATATTGAAATGGCAGGTGGAGAATTTATAAATACTTCAGACTATGCTAGAGGTAGACTTTGGGCAGCATCAACTATGACTAAATGGCTTGCTAAAGATGTATATGAAGTAGGAGCAGGTTCTTTAAACTATCAATTAGTAGAAGCTTTTGATTCTGTATTTATGACAGAAGATAAATTTGGTAGAACTATTTCAAGAAGTTTTGTAAAAGATTTACTTAATGGTGAATGGATGTACATGGCTAGAAAAAATTTAGAAATGGAAGCTGCCTTACAGTTATTTGGTGCATTTTTAAATTCTGAACGTGTAGAACAAAAACTAGCTAATGGTAAAACTCGTAAACTAAGATATGTAGATGCTTGGGAAATAGATAAAGCTACAGGTGTCATGAAACTTAAAGAAGGTATTGATCCTGAGTATAATAATAGAAAGGTACAGCATACTTTTAAAGAAGGTGAAACTTTTGAATCTATAGCAGATGCTTATGGTATTAGTGTAAAAACTCTTAAAGAAAGAAATGGAGTCAAATCTATTCTAGAATTAAATGAAGGTGATGTACTTACCATAGCTAATATGGAAAAGTTTAAATCATTTAAAAATAAGTTTGCAGGAGTTTCCAGAAGATTGTATGGTGCATATGATGAATTTGGACAAGCAGAAGGTAATAAGTATTCAGGTTATAGGTTATTTACATTTATGAGAAAGTGGTTCTTTCCAATGTTCTTTAATAAATGGGGATTCAGCTATGATAAAACTCAAGGTAAATATCTATTTTCTCCTGAAAGATTTCAGCCAAGATATGATTGGGCTACAGGTACAACTCCTATAGGATATTATGTAAATGGATATAAAGCATTTGTTAAGGCTTTAGACTTTAAAGCTAAAGGATGGAACTATTTAACAGCTCAAGAAAAAGCAGACTTTAAAAAGTCAATGATGGATGCTATGATTATAGCAGTTGCGGCAATCATATTAATACTAGGATTTGGTTATGATCCAAGTGATAAAGAAAGATTCCAAAAAATGAAAAAGAAATCTGGACCTTTATTTGGAAAAGACTTTGAGCTTGCAGGATACTTAGAAAACTTAACTCAAATACTTACTATAGGTACTATGCAAGAAGTTACTGCATTTATTCCAATGGTAGAAGTTGGTGTAGTAAACTTTGGATTGGATGATTATATGAAATTGTTTACATCCACAACTACAGCTTTTGGAAATACTATAGGCTTATATGCAAAAATATTTGATGATCTAATTAAGCACTTAACAGGTAATGAAAAAGCATACTATCAAAAAGATACAGGTGAGCTTTGGTATAAGAAAGCAGGTCAACCTAAAGTTATATCACACTTGTTAAGAACAGTAGGTGTTACAGGTAGCACCCAAGATTTACCTGAAACTTTAAAAGGAATTGAATCATCTGGTAAATTAAGATAACATGACAAAAATTAATACAACAAAATCTTTGCAGCGGCCTAAAGTTAAAAGACCAGGAGTGCATGCTAAAACTAAAACTTCTAAATTGAAGTCGTCTAAACATTATAAAAAGAAGTACAAAGGTCAAGGAAGATGAAATGGCAACTGTTATTCCATTTGCATTGGCCTCATGATAGGCTTGCAATAGGATGGGAATATATAGGACCCAACGAACATGAAGAAATTTATACTTTTACTCTTTACTTGACTATAATAACTATAACTCTAGATATATATTCAGAGGACTAAGAAAAAAAAAGGGAGACAGCCTAAGCTATCTCCCAATTCTTTATGCAAAATCAAAGTCTGCATCATCTGATTCATCAAAATCATCTTCATCTACTACCGCAAAATCAAAATCAACATCTTCTTCAAATGGAGATTCTAATCCTCCATCTGCAGATTTATCTTCTATTATAGTAGGTGTTACCTCAACATCAGGTAATTCATCTACACCGTCCATGTGATCTTCATCTCCAATTGGATCTGGATCACATACTGCAGCTACTGCAGCTTCATCTTCAGCAATCTGCTCTCTAATTCTGTCTTCACAGTAAACAGGAGATTGTTCCTCCTCTTCTAACTCCTCTTCCATAATAATATTCTCCATTTTCACATCTTGCTCTTCTTGCACTGCTACATTAGCATCAGATTGTGTTTCTTGTTCAGCTAATATTTCAGCAATAGAATCTTCTAAATCTATCTGACGAGGATCAACAAAAGGTACTGTAGCTTCATTTGTAGTTTCCTTAACTGCAGGTGCAGCAACTTGAGGTCGCGGAGCTGTTTGAAAATAAGGAAGACTGGTAATAAACCAATGAAGTACTCTTTGATCTTCCATCCAAGTTTTAGGATGAGATTGTTGCAAAGCAAGAGTTACATAATTATAGAATGCCCACAAACTCTCATTATTTTCATAAGTATGAGTTGGTCTAGACATTTGTTGTCTAATTAAACTTGCTTGCTCAGTTGTCAAGATTTCATGATCAGCAAATAAAATACCAAGCAATTGTGATTGCTTTCTTCTATCAAGACTAATTTCTTTCATCTTTTCTTTGTCAGAAACTAATTGATCATAATACATCTTAGCAAGAGATACTTGCTCTGTAATTGTCTTTTCAGTTTCAGTATCAGCTGTACCAATATGTTTGCGGGCCCATGATCCCATGTCACCACATACCATAGTAGTATTATTCTTTGTATGAATAGCACCAATACCACACTTAAACCTCATTTGTTTATTATAACTGTTTGACCATGCAAACATCATAGACAATTCAGCATCATCTCCATAATTTAATGTATATATTGCAGAAGCAATATTACCATCATGTGTAGCTCTATATTTCTCATCTACAATTTTAAATCCAGCATCTTCTAATGCTTTAGTTGACAAATCCATTACAGACTTGTGGCTAATTACAGTATAAGTACTTGCATGATTTGGCAAGGCAACATCTATCAGATCTTGCCTGCCATATTCTTTAATTTTTCTAGGCATATTAAAATAATTCTAATTGATTTGATTTAGGCTCAAGCAATTCTATTTCACGCTTGGCCTTTTTAATGTAATAATCATAATTGATATTGTAATCTTCAAATGGTTTTTCTATGTAATTAATAAATATAGTTTGTAACCATTTGCCTGCTTCAACCTGGGACACTCTTTCATCAAGATAGTTTATTTTCATAAGCTTGCATCCCTTATTACTAATGTAATATCTAACTGTTTTTTGCAGTTTGTTTTTTATATGTTCTCCTTTATCCACATACTCTTCCCAAAATTCCCAACCAGCATTGGCTTTGACAGCACCACAAAAATCAAATACATTTTTGTTAGCTTTAATTGTTTCTTCAGGTGGAGTACCATGAATAAAATAATCATATATAGCCTTACGAATACACAAGAAATCTTTCTTTTTATGTAGAGGCAAATCTTCAAATACAAATCTACCCTTACATTTAGTTTTAATTTCTTCACCTTCATGTAAAGCAATATAGTTATTACAATCAGCTAGTATAATCTTATGATAAGTATCATGTTCTAGCTGAAGATTTGTTATGTCTTCCCAGTTTTTGCATATCTCCATGTATTTATCTACATATTTTCTTGGGATTCTAGTCTCAAGACCATCTGTATTATGCATAAGAGGTACAGCATTAGGGATGTTTTCACAAATCATTTCATATAACATCATTAGGCTTAACTGACCATTCAGAGTTATACGCATTGTAAGTTCAGGATCATATAGAAAACTGTTTTCATCATTACTAAGACCGTATGTACTATTTAATACAATCTTATATACATAGTTTCTAGGATCAGATTTTGGTATCTTTTTTCTTTCATTAAAGAACCATTCATATTGCTCACAGAACTCTTTTTTAGGAAGATGTCCAGGAGCCCATCCATTTCTAATAGCTAGATTAGGATAAAAACTAGTCACATCACTAGTCATGATTACATATTCATCATTAGACGAATATATATCTTTTCTAGCACCATGCACACCACCAAGACCAAAATGGGTAGTTATTCCTTTATACCTTACAGTATACTTGAAACTACCCTTTAAGTCTTGCGGATCTAATTCTAGAGCTCTAAATTTGCTAACCAATCTTTGAAACGTAGCTGTTTCAAAATTTACATAAGGTAACAAAAGATCTTTAACTATTAGTTTACTTCTGTATGTTCTCATCTTTTTGAGATCATACTTTTTTATACCAGTCTTTTCACTAAGAAACATTGCAAATAATTCTTTTGCAATTCTTGGTTCAGATGCACTATATAAATCTATATTATATTCTTTTGTAAGCTGTTGTCTTAAAGCAATTTCCTTTTTGCTTCTGTACATAATTGCTTTAGTTGAAGCTACATCATTAATACAATAGTCTATAATGCTATCTATTTGTTCTAGAGTTTTAATCTCAGTACTATGGTGTATAGGCATATCTTTGATATTTTGCCAATCCATAGTATTTTGGGCCCATTTTAAACTAGTTCTTTTTGCAGCATTATCCCAGTGATTTAATTTAAATATATCAACTTGTCTAATCTGCAGAGCCCATGGAGCAAACTCTGCCCACTCACCTTCATTCTGTTTACGAATAGTATCTTGGGCTTTTGCATATATAAATAAAGCTACATCTTCTCCATTCATTTCAAGAAGTTGCTCTTTATTTGCTAATATGTGTTCTGTTACTTGAGCATCAAATGCAATACCATTAAAAGATACATGCCATTCTTCAAGTAAGATGTTCCTTTCTAGAAATGTAATAAATTCTAGACAGTCATTCCTATCTTTATGAATAACAAATATCTCTTTATGATCAGATTTAATGTCTTCAAAAACAGCTATGAAACAATTAAGTAATGTTTCATAGTCCATTACCCAATGAGTCTTCTGCATACTAAATAACAGTACTTACAGAAGGCTTATCAGATACTTTTTCAAGAAATTTAGAGATATCAAACTTTTTAGCGTTAGCAGCAAACATATTTACAACTTCTTTAATAGAGTCTTTATCTTCAATATAGTACTCTTGAAAAGTTTCAATTGTTTTTCTTTCTTGCTTTCCACCTTTGTTTCCAGTAATAGCTTTACCATATTCATCAAGCTTAGGTAACATATGTAAAGTTGTTTTAGTCACTTTACTTATAATTACAAAAACTTTAGACATTGGATCATAAAGACACTCCACATATGGACAGTCATTACTAATCGGAATCATTTTAAAAGTTTTGGAATCTTGCCAGCTGGATTCAACTAGCATCATTGTTGGATTACTCATTGTTAGTTTTTAGTTACAAATTTAATTAATTATTTTTGCTTTTTGCAAACTTTCCTGTATTAGCGTTTCCTTATCATAATCAGGTTTATTACAAAGCTCACCTATACTCTTTAAAAATTCTTCATTGACATCTAATATTTCAGCATAGTCTTTGAAGAAAACTTTAGGATATAAATAACTTCTCATATAAACGTAGTTAGCAGAATTCTCAGGAAAGAAAAATAGAATTTTGCTCTTTGTTTCATTACTCATTTGGCTGTATTTGCCATCAAGAAACTTTAACCAATCATTTTTTAAATCAGAAAAATCAAAAATATAAAGATGATTCTCAGAATTAATAGTATGTATTTTATACAATCTATTATGTTTAATCAAAACTTTATTTTTAAAATCAGCAAACTCTTTCTTTTCTCTAGGATGATACAAACATATCAACTTCATATCCTCAGGTTTTATGTTATCCCAAGCAATAAATGTTTCGCTTGGGACAACTTTTGCACCTTTTTTAATTCCAAGAAGCGGATATAAAAACATCTTGGATTTTTGAAAATACTTAGCATAAATAGATTTTATAGCCATATATTATAGTTTTAATTTTTCAACTGCTAATTCATAAGGTAAAGTATAATCTTTCTCATTATAATGATACACAACTTGCTCAATTACTTTTTCAAAGAAACGCTTTAACCATTCACTCATAGTTTTAGGTGTAACTTGAAAAGGGTAAACTTGATTATATTTATCTACGACTACAAATGTAAATAGTATATTCCATTCTACAGCATCTTCTTTATTTGCAATATATCTGTAAAAAGCTAGATTGTAATAAAGAGCTGCTTGGATCCAATATCTGTAATATTCTACAGACTCTGGAAAGTCAATTAATGGTTTACTTGTAGTTTTTAAATCATTTATAAATAAAGTTTTCTTTTCTTTATCAATTACTACATTGTCAAGTATACCTTTAAATCCAAATGCAAACTTTCCGTATAGCAATTCATCTATTGTAATAGGTACTTCATTATAAACTTCTAGATCAGAATTATCAAGTTGGAGCAAAGCCTTAACAGATTCATTATCTTTTATAGAATCTACACATACTTTACAGTATGCATAAGATTCTTCATCTATTAATGTTTTGTTTTGACTTGATTGTAGAAAATTAAAATAACTGATATTATCTTCAGTTAGAATTTTCTTTATTCTAGCTTCATCAGTCTTAAGACTTTGATGTAAGTTTATGCTTTCTAAAACGTTGATTATATCTGTTTCATAATCTTCTAAACCTGTTGAACCATCTAAATTATTAAAATGTAATTTAAAGATTTCATCAACAACTGTTTTATTATTACCACTTGGTAGTTTGCCAGGGACTATAATAAAATCTTTCTCAAAGTCTTCAGGATTAAGAAGAAGGCAGTGAATGACCCTACCTTTTACAAGGTGAGGGTCAACACTATCTTCCTTTTGTTTGAGCACATAATCGTTAAAAAACATGCTTGGTGAAAACAAGAGCTTATTTATACTACTGTAGCTAAAATAAAATTTGTCTTTATAAAATAATTCTAGTTCCTCAGAACCAATCAAATTCTGCTTCATCTTTTTGTACTATTGGTGTTTCTGCTACTGCAGGTTCTGTAACTTCTTCTTCTATTTCTACTGTGTCTTCTTCAATTTCAGGGTCCTCCTGGATTGTTAATTCTGCAGTATCAGGCTCAGAAACTGTAACTTCCTCTTCTGTATCTTCAATAATCTCCTCTTCAGTTGCAGAAGTTTCTATATGTTTATCTTCAAATTCAACAACATTATTCTTATATTTAATTCCTGTAGCTTCAGAAGCATCAGGATTTAATATATATGCTTGAGGAATTATATATTTTGAATAACCATTAGTTTTAAAATATTCTTTTTGATCATCCATTATAAAATCTAAAGCTTCTGTATTTAAAGAATTATTCTCAATTAATCTTTTAATAACTTCATCTATATGATGTAAACCATACCCATCTATATCAAGATAATTTCTTAGAGATTTAAAATTAACATGATTTTTACTCCTAGAGTTATTAATTTGATTATTGCAATGAAAGAATAACATTAAAAGATATAACATACTACCTTTATAATTACAATTTGCCATAATTTCCATAGCCATAGTATGATTATCAGAATCAGAACTATTAAACATATTTCTAATATTTTGATAGGCATCTTCATCAATAGATGTAGATTCATCACCATTAATTACTTCAAGTAATGCACTTTGTTCTATTATAGTATGTTTTTCATATTCTCTATATAAATCTAAATTATCTTGATTAATTGTTCTTGACCAAGTTGAATTATTTTTAGTAGAATATACTTTAGAAAGTTCAAAACCATCTTTTACATTTAACTTTTTATAAAGAGTATTTACGTATTCTTGAGGATAATAACTATCAGGTCTGCACAACTTAGCTGTATTCCAATCTGTATAGATATATTCAGGCCATTCTCCATCAAATACTGTATTCTTAAGTTCTTCAATTCTGTGAAGCTGATAATCATAAGGTGTATCTTTAGCTTGTTCTTTTAAAACTTCTAAAGCAGCTTCAAATACTTTACCTGAAACAGTATAATGCCAACCATCATTAAATAATTTGTATCCTGCTGAATCACTACCAACAACAACTGTTGCAGAATCTATATCAGTAGTAGTTCTAATTTTATATTTAACAGCTAAATCCTTTAACTTTACTCTAGGTACAGTACATCCTTTCATGAAGTAAATTTTATCTTTCATTTGGGGAACCCAAGTCTGAGAGTTAAATTTTAAACCATGATCATTTGAATTTTTTGTATTTTGCAATATATATAAAGTATCTACTTCTTCAACATAATAACTTTCTATATACTGTTTTTTATATTCATCTCTTTCTAACTTTGCACTTAGTCTAACAAACGGAACTCTTTTTATTTTATCTTCTGTCATATTTATAATTTAAAAGAGGGACTTTCATCCCTCTTTTGTTAAACAATTTATTTTATAGTCATTTGAACAACTTTCTGATTTAACATAAGTTTTTGAAATTTAGGTTTATTACCATTCAAAATTTCTTTAACCATGTAATATCTTAAGTCATCAGTAAATGATTCGCAATCAGTCACAAGTGAAATAATTCTGTCAATCATCTTTTGAGAAACAGAACCTTTGTCAGCTGTAACTAATGCATAGTTTATAATTCTGGTAGATATTATACTAGAAATATCTGCTCTAAAATCATCACCAACTCCAATACAAGAGTTTAAAGAACCTTTTACATAACTCCAATCATCATTGTTTAGAATTTGCTCAGGACTAATGATTTTATCTAGTTTATTATTAATAAACATAGCAAATAATGCAGATGGTTCTTCACCAATTGATCCATCACCAATCATATTAATCAATGGTAACTGATCTTCAAACTTTGGAATAGAACTAATAGAGTTAAAGAAAGTAGTAATACTTCTAGGATTAACTTTTTTAGTTACAGTCTCAGGATTCATTAATAAGAAATTAATACATCGACCATCAATACCAACAGTTTCTGCCCACCGAGCCCAAACACTAGCATCAAATTTTACTTCAGTAGAAATAAATCTAGTTCTTTGAGCATCATCAAGACTAGTAACTTGATAGTCACCATTGTCTGGATTAGTAGTCAGGATTACATGCCAGTTCTTTGGAAGAGACCATGAAATATATTCTTGTCTATCAATTAACTCCATAGTAGCTTGCATAAATCTATGATCAGCACGAGTATAATCATCAAGAACTAAGAAACCGCCTTCACCTTTACCTTGAATCCATTCAGGTGCAGCATGAGACATTCTTTTATCTACAATTTTATAACCTTTCTTCATTGCGGCATCTACTTGATTTTCATTAATCCAAGTAGTCTGACCATCTTTGTTGGAAATCTTAAATTCTTTTACAGGAAAACCAACAAGGTCACCTAGTTCTTCTATCTGAGATAGATTAATTTTCACAACATCCATACCCAACTCTTTACCAAGTTGAATAATTGCAGAAGTTTTACCAAGGCCCGCATCACCTTCAATGTTTACAGCAACAGGTACTTTACCTTCATTTTGAATGTGCTGATTGTTTTTCACCATGTGTTTTAAGAAGTCTTTTAACTCATCTACGTTTAGCTGTGTGCTATTGCTCATAATTTTTAATTTTTTTAAATTTCTAATCTTATTTGTTTTCCTGGTAAGCTATCATTAAAATCAGATCTCTCTGACAATACCCATAGAATAGGTTTCCTGGGTTTTATACTTGTATATGCTTCACCATCTGTGAAGTAAATCAAACTTGTAAACTTTCTATTTTCTTCAAAATATTCTAGAATAGGATCAAAACTGGTCCCGCCTCTACCTGCAACTTCTAGTTCAAACTTTCCATCATATTGTTTAATGGATTGCATTCTGGAGTCACATTGTGCAATTGTAATATCAACACCTGCTTTGTACAAGTGATGTATTTCATTAATAAATTCTTTTAATTCATCATCACAAACAGAACCTGAGGTATCAATACCAACTAACATGTTCTGTCTCATCTTTATTTTTAGACCAGGATTATCAGAATATCTTTTATTCTCTTTTCTCCTAAGTTTTCTAGTAAAGATTTTTGTAGATATACCAGTAAATCTTCTAATATATCTTTTCCAATTAAATTTAGGTGGTGTGATTTCCTCTAGTACAATTAGACCTTCAATCTCACCTGGTACAAAACCTCTTTTCTTTAGAGTTTGTTCTTTAGCTTCTGTTAAAACTCTTTGAACTTGTTTTTCAATTAGTTTCTTTTCAGCATCAGGCATATTTTCAAACTCTTCCCAATCATGATTAGGTAAATTAACATCTTTAATATTACCGTTTTCATCTATGGTAACTGTCATTTGACCTTGTCCCATGCCATCAAGAAGTTTATCCATATTTCCATCACCACTACTGCCTTGTTCTTGCTTATCTTTCTGTGCTTGTTGTAGCTTATCATAATAATATCTGCAACCAGCACGCCTATTAAGATTAAGATCAGGATAATCATCTATATTAATACCACCTTCAGGCAACCAATCTTTATCTATATATTGATTGATTTCCATGTCCATTGCAATATTAGCAAGTTTCTTATCTGCAAACATTGTAAATGTGGTTAGATGTTGAAATGCAATATGAAGCAATTCATGTTTTAATAGACCAAGTCTATGTTCTTCAGATAGTGCTGTCCAAAACTTTTCACTTATCATAAGTTGAAAGTTGATTCCATTTTTACATACACCAGCTGTTTGTATTTTGTCATCCCATGACTTATGCAACATTAACAAAAAGAAACCATAATACGGTTCCTTTAACATCAAGTCTTTTGATGTTTTACTTAGTGAATCTTGTTTATTCATTTTAAATATTTCCTTTGTAAAATTTTCCTAGTATGTTTCCATTTAGGTATTCTTCTTTTTCAAGGACTTCTCTTTTAAACTGATATTTAGTTTCTTCATATGTTAGTTCTGTTTTAGAAAAACATATCTTAACCATATATCTTTTAATAGGAATTCCTGCTTTGTGGGCATCTTGCAGAACCTTATTACTACTATAGTAATTTTGATAACTAGGTTTAGTTATCATTGTGTACTTTTTAGTTCTTTTATCTGTCATTTCAGCTAATGCTTTTTTGCCAAATCTTTTTTTTCTAACACTAAAAAAGTTCTTTTTACCCACATACCTTACAGATTTACCATCAATGATTGCTTCCATTTCATACACAAAGCCTATGGCTCCTTCGGGAATCATTTCATCTTTAAACTCTACTGCTTTATATATCCAGCTCATACTAATTGTTTTAATAACGGAAGAAGTTTATCTCTAGTTTCAGTAAGACCATATTTTTTAATAGAGTCAGATAAATCCTTTTCCATATCAAGTATTACATAATCAAAATTATATTTTTCTTTATATCTTTTCATAGATCTAATACCTGCTTCATCATTATCAAATAGAACAAATACTTTTTTGTATTTGCTTATTATCTTATTAAGCATGTGTTCAGGTATTAATGTATTCTCACTATCTGGTGCAATACATTCTGCATCATTTAACTTAAGTCTAGTAAAGGCCATTAAGTCTTTTAAAGAAGATGTTATTATTAAATATTTCTTATCAAATTTTAATTGATCAGAACCTTGAATATAATTACATATTTTGATAAATTTTTTATCAGAAACCTTAGGTTGATAAATTTTATACAATGTGCCATCATCTCTAAAATAACCATAAATGCTAAAACCCTTTATAGTTATAGAACTTACCTTACCTTTATCATCTTCTTTACTCATTATATAGTAATCCAAAGGAGCAACATTATATTTCTCAAGTAGTCTTGAACCAATATTATATTTAGTCCAGTACTTTTGATCTATTGTTGTCCAATGTCTTATTTCATAATCAGTAACTTGATACTTGCTATATTCTTTATATTCTTTAATAGGATTGCAATCATTATTTAGTATATATTGATTATAATCTTCAATAATTTTCATAGCAGCTTCACCACGACTTTTAAGATTAAAATAAACTTTAACTAATTCTACAGAATCACCACCTAGACCCGAAGAAAAATCTTTGAATTTGTATCTATGTGCAGTTGTATCAAAATAAATACACATAGAAGGTGTTCTTTCTCTAGTATTAACTATAGATTTTATTTTTATATCTTGACCATTTAAATGATCTGATAATTGTAAGTAATATTCAAAAGGCCATCCAGTTGGAATATCCTCTAAATCAGAAATTAAATTTTTTGTTGAAATCATATAAATGGTTTTAGTTAATAAAGGGGAACCTTTTCTGATTCCCCTTTAAACTCCATAGTATAGTTACTAGTCTAGGTTGAAATCAGAACTTGTATTGCTAGGTATAGCAAAGTCATCATTATCATCAAAAGATTCAACTGGTTTGTTTTCAATCTTTTTTAGATGTTTTGCTTCATCATATTGAAGAACACTATTTGGATCCGAAGCATAACCATACTTTCTGTTTTGTGCTTTTGCAAACCAGCAGTCATATGCTATATATCCAGATTTGTTTTCATACTCTTTACCTGCAAGACAAACATGTAAATACTTTCCTTCAAAAGGTGCATCATTATTAAAGGCTTTTACAAAGTCTTCAATTGTTTCATGTTTATTATCTTGTGCTAAAAACCAATCATTAACTCCTAAAGCAGAAGTTAAGTTTTTAAGAAACATCATTATAGAATTGTCTCTTTGAATTTTAATACCAGATTTAGTTTCACCATCAGCAAATGCATATTGACTTGCCTTTACTCTACCAATCTGACCCTCATATCTACCTTTAGATTCATCATTAGCATCTTTTAGAAATCCTTCAAATCCATCTATAGGTTTTGTTTCCATATCAAGGATTAAATGATATGCACCATCTATAAATCTAAATTCTTCTAATCTGACACCATTAATTTTTAATTCATGATTACCTGTAGAAATTGTTTTAGGCATGTTGTTACCACTACCGCCTTCTGTCATTAAATCTGTTGTACTTAAAGCCATTTGATTTTTGTTTTTTAATTATTAATTATTACTTGTATATTTTATTCCAGTGAGTTTTTATCTCACCCTTTTCATTCATTTCAGAAATTACTATCTCTTCATTTCTTAAGTGGTCTGGTCTAGCACCACATGTTACTCCATCATTGTTTTTGAAATTAATAATGGTTTGGTTACCTTTCCTATACATATATCCAATTGCATCTGCATTTGCACAAATTAAAGATTTAATCTTACCAGTTAAATCAATATTTGCGGCCATAACCATCTCGCCTTTATCATCAACTACTTTATCTTTAATATGACCTGATAAAATAATACAGGGAGCTAAAGTATCAATAAAATCTAGAACTTGGAAAAAAGCTTGACGAATATATAAATAACCTGCACCATTAGCTAGTGTAGTTACATTATCTCCATCAAAGTTTTTACCCATTGGAGTTTTTCTGTATAATTTTACAGCTAACGGCATAACCATTTCTTCTAATGCAGTTACAGTATCTATAGTAATATAGTCATACGGTTTATCTGCTTCTTTAATAGCTTTGCCTGCATCCAATAGTTCTTGTAGGTTATTAACTTTTACTTTTAATGCTTCAACATACTCACTACCATTTTCGAGATCCAATATAAGATTATTCTTTAAACCTGCATAAGCAGTTGTTTTACCTGTTTTAGGTTTACTATAAATAATTAATCTTTTAGGATTTACTCTTTCTGCTTTTACTTTTTGAGTTGGAAGTACTATACCCATGTTATTTATCCATTTTAGTTAATAATATATTTGATAAATTTCTCAATTCATTACCTACTTTAATTAGCGCATCTCTTAAATCATCTTGATTATCTGATTTAGGTTTCAGGCTAACTTCTAAGTACTCTTTAGCAAAATTTGGAAAATCTGCTTCTTGTGTTTCTACAGGAGGATTCTCTAGTCTTTCTTGGTATTTTGCATAAGGTATTTCTTCACCATTAGGTAAAACAGCAACTAGTTCATCCATAGGAACTATATATACTTCATAATCATTACCAGACTTACTAGTCTTTTGCTCTAAAGGATATTCCTCTTTATAAAAAGGATTAAACTTTAATTTGTATAAAGTGTGTGTAGGATCTTCAGATACACCTTCAAAGTCACTAAGTTCTGTATAGATATCTTTACCTACTTTAAATTCATTAGGAAAGAATTGCATTTTAAGGTCTTCTCCTGGAGGAGCCCATGCAGATTTAGCAACAAAGTAGGGATCTTTTATACCTAGCTTTTTAAATGTTGGCAAATGGGTTGCCATGAGAATTTTGGTATTCTCCTGCCTTGTATTCATATTTGTATGTTTGTGTTTGTTTTCATTGGTACATCCATTTCTACTATTCTTATAGTATCTCTATCTAGTTTAAAGAAACTCATTCTTGTATCACCATTTCTACATTTTAAGAAATGAAATACTAGAGTTTCAGGATCATTTATTTGTATTCTTTCAGGACCATAATATCTAATCTTTCTTGCAGCTGGTTTATTAATACCAAGTACTATATCAGCATGCTGTAATAATGCATCAGCACCAAATAGATCAGAATCTAAAACATAGTTTCCATATGTACCTTCTATAGCACGTTTAGGGTCATCTATATTTCTATTTAATTGACTTAAGATTACAAATGACAAAGGATAACTTCTTTTCATAAAAGTTAGGGCTTCTCCAAGATTATATAACATTTCAAATCTATCCTTCTCATGTGAATCTCTTTTAAATAGAGCTGAGTGATCTACTGTTACTAATAATTTTGGATAAACCTTTTGTCCATCTTTTTCAACACAGTTTTGTTCAAAGTGATAATGTATACTTGCGCAAAACTCATTTACAGTACAAGGTCTATAAACAGAGAATACTCTGTTATTTTGAGTCAATGTACTTGTGTATTGTTTACATTTATTATAAATATCTTCTGCAAGTGGTTCATATTTACTATGTAAAACTCCATAGTCTTTTTGAGTGATTGCTGAAAATGCTCTCATACCAAGAGTTTTTTCAGGCATTTCAAATTGAAATTGTAATACTTGAAAATTTTGATCTTGATTTAAAGCAATAACTTCAGTAACAAGTTGTTCCATGAACAAAGTCTTACCAACACCAGGTCTAGCACCAACAACAGTTAAAGTATTCCACTCTAATCCATTTAAGGTAGCATCATTAAATTTAGGCCATGCTGTTTTTAGACTTTTAATTCTTCCGTCCATCCTGCCTCTCATCTCTATAAGAGCCTTCTCATAAGCACGAACTTTGCTAATAGCCTTTAAAGGCTTTGCATTTTTAAATTGTTCCAACTTATACTATTTTTTCTCTGAAAATATCATTTTCATTAGAGCTACTTTCATTTAGCATATCACAGTAAGTAGCTAAATCTGATTCAAAAGATTTATCAATGTTTTGTTTTCTAATGAAATATTGGGATGTTCTCATAAATTCATAATTTTTAGAACTATACTCTTCCACATACTTTTGTGTTGCTTTAAATATAGTTGCCCACTCGTAATCATAATTTTCAAAGAACCATCTAAAACCTGCTTCTAGATTTTTTACATTGGTTCTTGCATATTTACCACTTCTTAATTTTGTTGAGGGAAATATTTCATTGTATGTTTTAATACATACATCAAATTTATCACCCATTAAATCTGTTGAAGTTTTCTTCTTACTCTTTCTAAAATAAGAGTTTAATTCCTCTACAAATATATGACTTTTTTGTGAAAGAGTCAAATCTTCATTTAACCAGCCATCTGTTTGTAATCTAGTAATTTCAATACTACTATTAACAAATGAATTAACAGACACCTTATTCTTAATACAATAAAGTACATACAAAGAATTAGGTGTCATTTTTTGTTTTAATAATTTATTAAAGATTTCATCCATATCACCAAGTTACTGAAAAATTATTATTCTTCTTTAAAATTTGATTTATCTCATTAAATACATTTTTACAATCCCATTCTGAACCTTTTACATATACAGCACTAGCAGGATGATTTACATAAAACTTATAATTTGTATCATTTACACAGTCTTTCCATTCTTGAGCTTGTTTACCCATATATACGTAAATTAAACCTGGATTGCCAAATGTTAAATGATCAAATAGATATGCTATAAAAGGTTTCCATATGCTATAATGTTGTCCAACTTTACCTACAACTGTAGTTAAAGCAGTATTTAACATTAGTATACCTTGATTAGCCCATCTTGTTAAATCTGGATTATGTGATTGACCTACTCCATCATATACAGTTCTGTTTACTGCATCTAAAATAAACTTCAAACTTGGTTGTAATTGCATTGTATTACTACAACTAAATGCAATACCATCTGCAACATCAAGTTTTGGATAAGGATCTTGCCCTACCATGATAACACTAAGTTTGTCATAAGGGCATTCTTCAAAAGCTCTGAATAACTGGCTGATTTTAGGTGTAAATCTTTGATTATCTTTTGATAATCTAATTAGCTGTTTTAATATGTTATCAAAATCATTGCTAAATATAAAAGATTTAAGAAATCCCCAACCAGAGGCTTCTACTTTTTTAAATAATTTTTGTTTAATATCTTCTATGTCTATAGTAGTTGTCATATTTTTTATATCTTTGATAAAATTTGAATAAATGGAAATTAAGAAAGTTAAAGAAATGAAAGATGATGCTTTACTAAATGTAAAAGTAAATAAAACTTATTACCAAATGGCAAAAGCGGCATTATTTACTCTTTTACAAGATGTATATAGCACTGAAAAAGGTAGTCCTGATACTTTTGTAAAAGATCTTGTATCAAAAGAATACAAAGATCAAACAGATAAGGAAAGAGCTTTCTATACTTTAACTTTACTTGTTGGTGAAATAGAAAAACAAGCTGTTGAAAACGATGCTTATTTTGAAAAAGAAATTGATCCTGAAAAGTTTAAAGAAGATTTGGAAAAGAGTGAAAACTCTAGTGAAGGTTAACATTATATAATTCTCCAATTTCAATACAAACCTGAATAGCTTGTGTTAACTCTTCTTTACTGCAGTCAGCAAAAGATTTTAAATCATCTCCTACAATAAGACCTGCTTTATCTTTAACTATCAGTTTCATTTCATTGAAGCTGTATCCGCTTTCTTTTGCTAGTTCTCTAATACATTTGTGTACTTTGTTTATTTGTGCAGTACTGCCAATAGCATCCACTAATGACATAAATACATCAACTTCTTGACCTTCAGAAAGTTTTTGAATAAATAAATCTAAGGCAACTTTAGCTTCTTTAGAGTAAACTAGTTTACCATTCTTAACCTTTAATTTTCCTGAAAACATCTATAAGTTCTTTAACTATTTTAGGATCTAGTATTTCACAGTCTGGATCAGACATGAATACAGTCCATTCACCATCAGCTCCTACTTCATCACTTTCAGAACTATATAATACTAGATCTTGAATAAGTTCTAGATTATAATAATAGTAATCATACCCATTCTGACTTTCAGAATCAGGTATTATTTCTTTTTTAAAACCTAATGCAAGTAAATCTTTTTCAGTCATTGTTTTCTAATTTTTGTTTTTTACTCCATACTTCTTTGTTGAGAATCTTAGACTCATAGTCTTCTCTACATTTAATATAAATACTTTTTTTGATATTAAATTCTCCATGTTCTTTAATTCTTTCTTTTCTGAAAAAATTAATTACTTGAGAAGCTACAAACCAATTTTCTTCATCTTTGGATTCTAATAATCTAACAGTATTATTAAAATTATCTTCTGACATATAATTAAGATACTGGAGTAATCTTAATTCTGCAAGAAGAATAAAAGGTTTGTATGTATTTATTTTACTACCCATTTGATACATATGCCATAACATATGTAAATTTTTACATTCAGGAGCATCTGTTATTTCATAATGCTCTTTACAAATCTTTTTTGATAAATTTTTTATTCTTTGTTCCATGATAAAATCATATTTCTTACTTTTTTACCTAAATCCATATCATTAGGATTTTCTTTTACAAGTTTTTCAATAGAACGAATATTAGGTTTTTTCTTTTTCTTCATTTAATAAAGTTTTAGTTTCAGCATTCACCTGGTCTTCTGACCAATCAGCATACTTAATATGCAGTAACTCATGAATAATATCTTCTTCTGTAAGATCTCTATCATGAAATATTACTGCACTTTTATTTTTAAAATCACGATCAATACCTATAAAGTAACAGTCTTCTGCTGGACAATCACATAGAACCTGTTCATTGTTTAAAGGTTCTAATTCAACTGTCCAATCAGTTAACTCTAACTTCTTAAGCCATTTGTCAATCATCTTTGTTTTGGTTTAATTTAACAATGTCTATTAACTTATCAAGACAAGCAAGTTCTGCTTCTTCGTAGGTTTGAAACTCAAAAGCATTAAATATATGTAGCACACCACCTATATTCATAATAAAACTTTCATGTCCAATCCCATTTATCATGTGACCTAAGCCATATTTCTCTCTAAAAAACCTGAATACCTGTTGGTAGAGTGGTGCTTTTAATACTTCAACCATTTCTGTATAGAGATTACCTCCTCCATCATAATATCCAAAACAAGGTTCATCAAAACCAAGTTCTTTGAGTTTAATCGCCAACTCATAAGGTACAAATTCATTTTTCATCTTTGTTTTGGTTTAAATAAGTACCATCTTCTTCACATTCATTACCGTTCTCATCTTCATAGCCAATAAAATAACAAGTACAATCAGTACCATAATTATGATTTTCATAATCTTCTTTTGTAATGATTAAGTCTTGTACACCTAACCTTACATATACTTCTTTAGCTTTTTCTTTACTCATTTTATTTATTTTGGTTTAAATATCTATAAATGGTAACCATTTAGTTACTTTGTTAATTACTTTAGTATCATTAAATAAATGTGCTACTAAACCTAAACATAAAATGCTTAGTAAGATACATGCAAACAGCATGATAATACCTAATGCTAGGTAAAATATAAATCCTGATAGAGTATTTGTGGTAATTAAAATATATGCACCACGCCCTAATCCATACAATCCAGCAATATTACATACTGCCCATGTTAAATAACCCATTCCTTTTAATAATTTATCCATTGTTATCTTCTTTATTTTGTTTTGCAATCAAATATTGTATATAGAGATCTTTATCAAAATGATCCCAGAATTGCATCCAGTCTAAAATGTTTGTTCCCATATTTTATTTTTTAGTACACCCAAAAGGATTCGAACCTTTGACCTACTGCTTAGAAGGCAGTTGCTCTATCCAGCTGAGCTATGGGTGCATTGGTTAAAATATATACCTAATTGTATCTAAATCAAAATACTGTGAATATAATTCCTTAAACTCTTCAAGCAATCTTGTTTTATGCTTAAGAGGGTATCTCATCACACCTGATTTGTTTTTAACCTCAGAAGATAATCGCATCAACTCTTGTGCTTCATCAGATGATCTTACCATTTGATTAGCATGATTAGTTAATGCAATTACTTCACATTTATTTTCTCCTGCTATTTCTTTTACATTTTGAAATAGCTGACCATAATGATCTTTCCATTTTTTATAGAATACAAGTGGGCTATAGTTTATATGTACTTCCCAACCTAAATCTTTTAGTCTATTAATTTCATGTATTCTATCTATGGCTTTCTGCATTTTGGGTTCAAGTATGTCTGCATATGCTTGTGGCATTAAACTTACTCTTACTCTTGGTTTTTTATTAAAATGATTTACATCTAATTTTAATAAACTAGGATACTTAGTAGCCATAGTACTATTCAATCTAGGATGATTATCATATTTTTTTAGATAATCTATCAGTGGTTCTGGTAGATGTTTTTGCATCAATACTAAATCAGTATTACATGCTATATCTACCATTGTATATACAGGATCCTGTTGATCAGGAACCTTTGTAAATCCTTCTTCCCATTTAACAACTGAGTTAAATATATCATCTACATTTTCATTTACAAATACTCTTTTACCATTGTATCTAGACATATAACAATAAGTATCTACACAACCACCAAAGCACCCATATATTAAATTAGGTGCTATGCAGTTAGCACTATTATTATTATCCTTAGTTACTAAAGTTTTAGTTACTTGATGTTTAATTGCCGCACTCATTGTTTACTCTAAAAAGGCAAATCTTCTTTGTTACTTGTTTTGTCCTCTTCAATGGTAAATTCTTCTGGCTCAATCTCTTTTTTCTGAGCAGAACTAACCTCATTTTTCTTTCTTTCATATTCTTTTAATTCATAAGTTTGTAATTCTTTCATATGCAGAATATCAGGCCATGTAAGACCTTCTGGTAATTCACCATCATTGGCATTTATAATATTAATGTAAAGTTCCTTTACTCTTCCCATTTTACTTTAATTTTAGTTTCCTCAATAAACTCCAAAGCTGTTTTAACTAGATGTAGCACAGTTTGATCTATTGATTTATCATGAGCGTGTGCATAATTAACTATTCTAGCTATTGTTCTTAAATCATATGTTGTAGTTACTGCTCTTTCTGTTGAATGTGCATGTTTAGCATTTGAAACATCAAAAGGAAATTTATAGTACAGCATTGCTACATTCATCTGAAAACTTGGATCTTGTGATTTAGTTAAAGCTATAACTTGCTTTTTAGAATGATTTATTGTACTCCTATCAATTTTATGTTTTGAATTTTCAAAACATTCTGCAATCATTTCTTCACTGTATCCAAATTTATAGTAAAGAATAGTTATTAAATAATTTCTCTGATCTAAATAAGATCTTTTTCTGGTTTTGTGCTCTGGAAATATTTCTTTTAATTCTCGAATAACTTCTTCAGCACTATAATTCTTGTCTATCATAATGTGTTAAATAAAAAAAGGCCATAATAACCCTTTAATTTCTGCTATTATTGGCCCTATAATTAATGATGTCAGAAAATCGTGGTTCTTTGCATAAAGATACCAAAAATATATCATCATAATTTGGGACACAATAAAGTATGCTGCAATGATATACATCACTGCATTAAATAATTTATCATCCATATTAAAGTGATTATTCTAAAGTAGATAGATCAGCATCTTCAGCTGTTATATTTTTAGAATTTTTAAGTTTTGTTGTAGATTTATACTCATTAAGTACAACAGGTGCATTATCAGGAACTATTAAAAATCTTTCTAATGCATAATATTTATAAGGAGCTGAAGCTTCTGTAAGTTGTACTTCTTCAAAAGCAACACCTAATGTACCATCTTGTGCAGATAACTCTACAACTTCAGTAATGGTGTAAACAGCTCCTTCTTCTATCCATTCATATTCAGATATCTGTGCTGGTTTTTTTGAACTATCTATGCAAATCGCTTTCATATTGTTCTAATGAAACATTTACTTTGACATAATCTAGTGTTTCTAGAATAGAATACATTTTATCAAAAGAGCCTGATGCAATAGTGACCTGACCCTTTTTATGTGCAATAAGAGCACACTGTTCTGCTTGAATTAACGTGTGACCACATATTTCAACTAAACAGCATATAACAAAATCAAAAGTGAGTTTGTCATCATTATACAGAATGACTTTATGTGTTTTAGATACATCCATATTATAATATACTAATTTTTGATGAGATTTCCTGAGCTTTAGTCTAGATTTACATTATAACTCTTCCATTCAATTTTATCCTGGTCAAGATTTTCTAATGCACTTTTAACCCACTTTTCATCTACAGTATTTATATAACATAATACATGTACTATAGCTTTCTCATCAGGATTAAGTCTTAATAACCTACCTATTCTCTGTTGTGCTTTTCTTTCATTACCATATGCATGCATAATAATACCTTGTTTTAATTCTGGTATATTTACACCTTCATTTAATTGCATAACTGAAGATAATTTAGTTATAGAACCTTCTTTAAACATTCTTAAATTATCATCAGAATCAGGATTATTACTATGGTAACTATGTGTACATAATCTATCTGCTTGATCCTGTGTATTAGCAAAGAGTATACATTTTGTATTAATGCTATTAAACAATAGCTTAGCATACTTTTCTTTGCTTGGATACTCCATCATTGCTTTCATTCTCATTACACGCAACATGGTAGTTTGATTTGGTGCAGCATCAATTCTATTACACCAGTAACTATAATTCTTCTGCTCAGAAGTCTTAAATGATTGTTTGCCTGTAACCCAATAGTTATTATTTGTACCTAAATTAATTTTATGTACAATAATATGATAATCATTGAGTATTTTGTTTTCTACAGCACTGTCTGTAACAAATCTGTAGACAATTGGACAAAAGTCATTAACAAGTTTACCTTTTTCAGAATTCTGATATTTAGGTGGTGTACCTGTTAAACCAAGTATTTTACCTTTAAATTCATCAAGAAATGCTCTATGAGATTCTAGCAAACTATGACATTCATCCAAATATACAATATCAAAATCTTTTGGATTCTGTTTATTAATACTTAAATATGTTGTGAACTTAACATTGTTCAACAACTTTTCTTTTTCAAATTTTTGAGCCTCACTTCTCCAAGAATCAAATATTGATATCTTAGGTGCAACTACAAGTATATTAAGTAAAGGAGAATAATGATTTTCTAAGTGGTTTAAAGCTACAAGTGTTTTACCAACACCTGTAGCTAAAGCCAAACCACATCTTTCTTTACCCTCAGTTGCTTTTAAAGCTTCACTTTGAACTTTTTGTCTGTCCATATTCTTCCTCGTATTTATCTTCTAAATATGTGGCAACTCTATACCACATAGCTTTAGCAGTTTCTTCTGCTAATAATCTAGCGGATACAATTCCTGCATACAAAGCTTCTTTGGGACTTAATCTAGTTCCTATAACTTCTTCAACATAATCATATCTCTTATGAGTATTAATTAGTTTTTGAGCTAGCTCTAACATGCGTTCTTTAGTTATATCCTCAGTACAACTTTCTGATTTGGGTGTCACATTTTGTGATGGCATCATCATAATTATTTAGTTTTTAGATTAAATACTTTAGATCTAATATAATTAGATGCTTCCGTATTATCACTAATAAGCTTAATATTTTTAATATTAGATTTTAAATTATTGATGATTTCAGATTGACTTATCTTACCATAAGCTTGAATAAATGCACTTAAAAAAGAGAATTTTATACTTCTATCTACATTTGCAAGCATTATAAACAAATCACTAAAGTCTTTGCACATAGCTTCTGCAAGCGGATTAGTAACTTTAAACTCTCCAGATCTTATAATCTGACTATTAATAGTAAAACTATAATGATTTCTGCATAGTGCTCCAACCATCATTAGTTCAAGATTATATAAATTTTTAAACTTTAAAAGTTTCCTATAATCATTAGAACAAAACTTATAAGCATTGACATAATCTAATAATGCCCAAGATTTGGATGAGTTGTTTAATTTACCCATTTTATGAACTAAGTCAAGTTCATCTTTAACTTCAATAGTAGTATAAGGTATAGACATACCTTCTCTTTCTAATGCTGTAGCTAGATGCTGACCATCTATAATATATAGTTTCTTTTCGCCTTCTACTACATCTGTTTCACATGCAACTATGGGTCTTATAATACCCATATTTCTTACACTTTCTACTAGTTCTTCTACATGCTGAGATTTTATTTCTCTATTCATTGGTAGAATTGAAAACTTTTTATAACTGTCTGTGTGTTTAATTGATAATTTCATAATCATATTTTTTAAATCATTTTAACCATTTCATTGTTCTAGCCTCTTTTGGATTACCATGAATCCAATTGTGGCAATTACGGCAAACAGGTAACCAAGTACTCTGTATTAAATAATACACATCTCTGTTGCTACCTGCATATGTATGATGGACATCTGTAGCTCCTTGACTACATCCATTTACTTTTACTTTACATAAGGAATTTTCTGTAAGATACCTTTCTCTAAGTTTGAGATATTCTTGATCTTTCTTTTTTCTTTTAGAAGAAACCTGAGGGATAGATACGGTTGGTTTCTGAGGCTTATTCAAATTGCTTTTGTGGCAACTCCAGCAATATTTGCAGTATCTAAAACCCTCATGGTTCTTCCATATTACAGATGGTTTATTACACCCATAACATTCTTTAAGCTTAGGTTTAATCATTGTTTGCAGGTTTTGGTACACCTTTGGCAATGTAATACCTAATTAGATCAAGTTTTTCATACTTAGTTCTTTCTCTTTTATTACCTATAGAGTCAGTAACATACCAATAATTATCATCTCTCATATCATGCCAATCTTGTAAATCAAAATTTTTAGTTAGAGTAAAAAATTCTTGTTCTACATATGACATTGAATCATGATAATCCATTTCCTTTTAATCTTGGTAATTGGTTTGGGTCTCTTTCTAAACTTAAAAAGTTTTTAGGTAAGATACCTTCATCAATAAAGATAGCAATAATTTGGTCTTTATCAATATTTAAATCTTTGAAATTTAAAGTATTTCTAAATTTATCATCTGTTTCTGTTTGAGCTAACATAGCTTTAGTAAAAGCTGAATTAGGAAACAGTTTTTCAAAGAAACTATTTGTAATTTCAATTAGTTTTCTTTGTTTAATAGTATTAACAACACGTTGTGCTCTTTTATGCACATTATTAATTCTATATATCTTTTTCTTACACATTCTGCTAACTTCCTCTTCATCAAGAGAATTAACGCCATACAAAGCTCTTTTATAAAGATAGTTTTGATAAGCTGAATACTTATCTTGTTCATATGACATCACAGTTTGTGGGGTCAAGAGATACTTCTGTATCTGTTCTTGCAATTTTCCAATTTTAGTCGAATTCATTTTTTTACATTTTAAATCATAAATAATAAAAAGAAAAGGGGAAAACAATTGTCTTCCCCCAATCTTCATTCACTCAAAAAATATCCTTATCCTCCTATTGAAAATTCTTCATTAGGTTGGACAGCAGTACTTTTCTTATTAGCATTATATGCTCTTATTTCATCTATATTATCATGAGAAATTAAATCATCCTCTAGATTTGCATCTGAAGTCCAAAGTCTCTTTTGATAAATAGGTTTACCCATGAGAGTGCATACAGGTGCATCTTCACTACCTGCTCTTTTTAATTGCTTTTCAATATTAACATCACTGAAAGGCTCTAATGATTCCAAAGTAATAATTTTACCTGGAAGTTCTTGACCAGCATAAAAACCTGCTTGGGTTAATTGGTCCATTTTACCTGGAACAATTGCAGTAATTCTTTTTACATCTAACCAACCAGTACCAGTAGTAACTACTTTAGATTGTTCTACTCTAAAATATCCATAGTCTGGATTGTTTTCTGAAACGTTAACAACTGCTTTTGTTTTTTCATCTGCTAATACAATTACTTTTGAATTCATAATTCTGTTTTTTTTAATTAATTAA